TTATAGTTTAAATATTGAGGATAAGTAGCTTTGTCTTGATAATTACCATATACAATTCTATTACTTATTACTTCTTGAGCCAATGCTTTTATTGGCACCTTATCGTATACTCTAATCAATTGCTTTTCAGGAAGGGTCTTAAATGGTTTTTTAGAATCGTAGGTATATTCGTATACATTAGAACTAGGCGAAGCTAAAGCTATTTTTTCAACAGGGATAGTATCAACTACCGATACGGCTAAGTCTGATGCTTCTTTATAAAGAATGTCTACTTCCGTAATTTTATATTTAGATCTTAAATCAGCACCGTTAGAAGGTAAACGCAAACGTAATAATATTTTATTAACCTTATTTTGCATGAATTCAACTATAGTACTTTTGTAAGCCGCTTCTTGATCATCCTCTATCCATTTAGTTGGCGTTGTTTTAAAATCAAACGTTGTTCTATTTGGTATTGCACCCGCAATCGCAGGTTGACTCATTGTTAAATAAGGAGGACTCCATTCTACAACATAAGTTTCTGCACTAATCCAAGACGCATTTACTATTAATTGACCTGGAAGTGGAACTATTAAATTATCTTCAAACTTAATAACGTAACCAGCAGAAACCCCGGCAGCTCCTTGTATGCCATCTGTTGCTTTTGTACCATTTAAAACAGATACTTCTGGATTTTTCTTTCTTCCAAAATAACCATCTTGTTTTGGTATAAATGCTGATTGTGTAAATGGGGCATAAATAGAATATTCTCCATCATCAAATTTAAATCTATAACTAAATTTAACAAACTTATCTTCTAAAAAATTAGTATCCCCTATATAAGTTGAATCATAATATGGATTGCCATTAAATTTTAATTTAGTTGTAGTTGTTACTGTAATTGCAGTGCTTAATACAACAGTATTTGTAGCGGTATTAAAACTAACAACAATAGGATTCCCAGCAATAGGGGTACCGTTTTCTAATGTTACCCTTTGAAATGGTAATGGTCTAACCGTTGTTATGGTGGATGTTGTATCAGATTTAGGCGGAACAGTTGATGTATATGAAGTACTAGTTAATATAATTGTATTGCTTGTGGTATTTACATTTGATTTAGCGGTACATCCTACAAAAGGCAGGTATTCACTAACAACATCATACATTGTAGTTTCGTATGCTCCCCCTGCTCCTGATGTAGTACTAAGTTTATACATCTCAATTGGAGTATACGGATTAAGCTTTGCTACAGATATTTGTTCTTCTGTTGTGTAATATCCAGGTTGCTGTTGAGCAGTTACAATATTAATCTTTCTAGGTTGATTTCTATTGTCTGTCCAAAATAATAATTCCTCTAATAAGTTTACACCTATTACAGGGTTTGTTATAGAGAAATTAAGGAATGCTCCTTCAACTAGTTTAGTGATAGCACCGGTTAAATCATTATACATGTATATATAATTTTCCGCAGTGGTACTATAAGAGGGTGCTCCGTCGGGTTGATTATAATCAGTTAAGAAAAATAGTATAATATTATTTTTTTCATCAGTATAAGTACCAATGCATTGCAAATCATTATTGCCTGTTACAACTCTAAAGTCTAAAGACAATTCATTACCTAATGAAGTTTGTAAATCACCTACACTAGAACCTTCTGATTTATTTATTTGTAAATTTAAAGCGTTTCTGTATTCTCCAGGAGGGATTATTCTAGGATCTACATCCTTATTCATCTTTGATCCTAGAAAATTATTTTTAACTTCAGCCATTTAATTTTAGTGTTTAATCCATTTAGATTGACCTCTTAATACTTGAGTAATTTCTTCTAACTTGATATTAGATAATCTTATTTTTGCATTTCTTAATTTAGCAGTTCTTTCTTGTTTAAGTCTTTGCACTAAATATTCCGGTTGATTTGATCTTGATGCAATTATACCATGTAATATATAAGCATACATTGCTTCCTCAGCCATTTTAGGCACTCTAGAATCTAAATCATACGCAAGTCCGTCAGATACATATTCTAATACTATTAATTTATGTACAAGATCACTACTAAAAGATATTTTACCCTCTCTTTCATTTATTGTAAAATATCCATTAATATTAGCATATTGAGGGTCTAAACCATATCTTCTTCCATACCAAGCACTTTGCACCCACATATTGCCATTATACCAATCACCAACAAAATTGCCAGCGTCAAAAGTAAGTGGAATATCGCTATGAGTTCTCCATCTTTGTTCTGTTAAAGAGTCTCCTTGAATATTTGCGCTAAAGTTATCCTGAATGGGTACACCTCTATTGTCTTGAATAGGATTCTCGTAAGGACTTATTGTTAAATTATTCGTAGGATATATAATATGTTTTACACCACCTTCGTCTATCCATGACATACGAACATAATTAACATAATCTTGAGGTATTACAATACTTAAACTTGGCGGTATATTTAATTCTTGAGATTTAATACTTTTTAAAGTGTCATAACTGAATTCTTGCATGCTTCTTTTAGCATGAAATATTACGTCAGTTCTTTTTACAGAAGGTATTAATTTATCAGGACCCACATAAGCACTCATAAAATTATTTATGACATCATTTAAAGTTATATAAGAATAACCTCCGTAGTTTTGTTCTACGGTATTGCCATAAGCATCTTTGTTACCGTAATTTCCACCATCTAATATTTTTAATTGAACAACTACATAATAATTATCGGGAATTGCCGTGGCGGTTGTTATAACATTGTCCTTAACAGTAAACCCAGGAGTTCCGGAAAGTCCTTGCGGATATTCTAAAAATGTACCTGGATAACCAAATTGACTAGTATATAGTTTAAAATTATTTAATGGATAATTAACATCTAATTCATCCCAAGCGTTTGCACCACCAGATATTAAATCAGTATTAAATGTAGTAGTGAAAGAGGTTTGGCCAAGCGCATTGTTCACTTGAAAACCTTGTGCTCCTTCGTAATATTGTCTATTTGTTTCGGTTATTAAACCGCTATTAGGTGTAGGCATGTCTTATTAGCTTTTTGAATTAACTTCTTCTGATTGTGCTTTTTGAGATGCTGCTTGTACAATTTCAGGATCACGAATTATAACACCTGCATAACCAAGTATTCTTATTATAATATTTGTTTTTTCTGTGGGATCTAATTCAAATTGTACTGAACTTGCTGAATCATATATATAAGGACCAGTAGTCCAAGCAACTCCTCCTAAACCTTTATAACCCCAAACTATATCATTTGGTTTTCTAACATAACTGCAAGATATATCATTTACTCCAGTTATTGTTTTAGGTGATACATATATTTTAGGCACAGAAGTATTACTACCAGCAGTACCAGCAGTTGAATTCTCATATAAGTAAATTGGGAATGTTGTAGTAGGTTTTGTTAATGTAGATAAATTCAAGTATAATAAATCATTCTTTTGAACTCTCTCTACTTCAATTTCATCTTTATATATAACTGTTCCAATACGATGCGTATTAGTAGGTGGAGCATAATAAGCAGGGCTTCCCACCGGTGTGGTATAAGTACAATTACCAAATGTTTTAAATATAGCTATTTTATTATCTATATTTTTTTGTCTATCGGCATATTCTGCGTCAGTTTGAGGAACTCTAAGTTGTTGGTTTAAATCTTCAAAATATGTTTCAAATATTTCTTGCTGAACTTGACTACCTATCTTATTAAATTCTTCAGGAGTAATATATCCCCTTTGCTCTTTGTTGAGTATTAATAAGACTGTTTTATATACTGAATCTACATTTACTGCCATCTGTTATCTTTATTATAATATTTAGGCAGTTATTGCAGTTTTAAGTACAATAACCGCCTAATTATTATTATTACGTATTATTTTAATTTTTTCTCTATTGACTTGAAGATTTGTATACCTTCGTCAGTCTTAAAGAATGCGGCCATTGCAGAATAAGGATTCTCATCAAATGGCACTGTCATTAATTTCCTATCATTCTCTCCCCAATGGAAAGTTCTTTGATCTTGTGATAGTTTAATTATATTTGCTTCTGTTGCTCTAATAGCTAAGTTTCTAAGGGAAACATTATCGTCATTAGCCAATTCTAAGAACAAAGAAGGGTTTCTTCTAGCTAGTAACAATAAATCTCTTTTTATCTCCTTAGAACTCATCTTATTGACTCTAGAGCCAACTTCTACTCTTACAATTGCTTCTGCAACATCAATATCCATATCAAAAGCAGCATTCATTGCTTCAACTTCTAATTCTAAATAGTCTAAATCATCTTCTGCTTCACCTGTAGCGTCAAACTCATAATACTTAGTTCCTAAACCAGGATGGTATATTGATAATAATTTTTGTAAGTTTTGTTTTTCTTTAGGAACAAATAAAGTTCCGTTTTCAAATAAAACATGACCTAATGTTACTTGACCTTTTTGATCTTTAACTAAAGGTGAATTTTGATTTGTGGCATATCTTAATTCTTCTTGATTGCCAGTTTCTTTATCAAACCATAACAATGGGTATCTAAGGGTGTGTTTACATTGCAGTGTATATGTTAATGGTGAAAAATTATCTGCAATAATGTAAGTTCTATCTTTTATTTCCCAGTTATTTTTTGGAAGTTTACCTTCAATAGTTTTTGGTTTTGGAACCACTTCAATATAATCTTGTACTTCAACATTATTTGTATCTACGTACTCTTCTTTAACTTTTGGTTTTTGCGTTGTTGCCATAATATAATATAATTTAATAAATTTTTAAAAGGTAATAATTACCCTCGTAATTTCAACGAGGGTAATATCACCATATTTTTACACTGATGCAGTAAACAATACGAAATTGTTAGCAGCTTGTGTAACTAAACATCTTTCAGACAAGAAGTGTACTTGCATTGCATCAAGATCAGAAGTGTAAGCACCTCCAACAGATCCAGTAATCCAAGATTTCATTCTTCTATCGTCAGCTTGGTTAGCTCTATAACGAACGTGTAAGAAAGGTCTACGGATGTTAGTACCTAATTGTTGATCATATACAGTAGATGTTCCAGCAGGAATCAATACACCATCGATTGAAGTATTAGCAACACCTCCACGAGTGGAAGCATCATTCAAATATTTCCAATCAGTTTTGTAGAAATCGTAAGATCCTCTTCTAAATCCAGAGAAACCTAAGTTCAAAGCCATTTGCTCAGAGTTTTCGAATAAACCGTAAGCAACACCTCCAGCAGCGCCAGCAGATAAAGAAGCTAACATATCATCAAAGTCAAGAGAAGTTGCTCTATTCAAGAAGAACATGTTTTCTTCAATAGCTCCTTGAGTATCTAATCCTTTCAAGATTGAATCAAAATCACTTAAACCACTTGCAGCGGTAAAGTTGTTTACAATATTACCTCTTTCTCTAATAGCAGCAAAAAGACCTTGTGTTCCTTTGTAAGTTACACCTGTAGCAGGAGTTAAAGTTGATACACCTGAACTAGCAGCTGATAATTCACCTTCAATAACTGACATTTCTAAATAATCTTCAAAACGTAATCTTGTTTCAGATTCAGCTTTTAAGTACCATAAGAAACCTCCAGTACCATCTTCAGTAGCAACTTCAACCCAACCGATTTGTGCAGTATCAGATCCAGAAATTTGGTATCTTTCTTTGATAATGATAGGAGAGTTATTGTATTGTGTGAATGATGGAGTTACAGCATTGATAGATGCATCAGTAGTTCCTTTTACAAATTCAGAACCATAAACAAAAATCTTAAGACCTGTTGCTCCAGAGAATGATACAGTACCAGAAGTTAAACTAGCTTGAGTATAAGGATAAACAGTAAGTGTAGCGGTAGTGCCTGTAGTAGATGAAGCATTAACAAGCACTTTAAGTTCAGTACCAGTTGCAGGATTCATAACCACTAAAGTTTGGCCAGGAGAAACAACATTTTGAACGAAGTTAATACCAGTTCCACCAGTTGTAAATGTTAAAGTAGTTGCAGAAGCACAAGTTACATTATTGTAAGCAATATGCAATCTATTTTGTTCAGACCAAATAACCTGGTCAGAAGACATTGGCATTTCAGCCCCTACCATACGTAAGAATCCAGAAAGAGTTCTGTTTCCATAACGCTCTACTTCAGCCTCGTAGATTTCAGGTAAATATTGTTGAGCAAAATCATTACCACTTCCATTTGCAAAGTTTAAGTAGTTTGTCTCTAACGCTTGTTGTTTTTGAGACGGTTTAATAGAACCAAAGTTAGTTCCAGTAACCGAGTTAACCATGTTTGACATAATTGTAATTTTTAATTGTTAAATTTCTTTGTTTGTATTCTTAATTTAGAAGAATCAAAACCACTAATAGATTTAACTTTTAAACCGTTGATAAATACCTCGCCAGACGTTTGTCTTGCTTGAGCAGCACCAGGATTTTTTGAGTTAGTAACTACCTCTTTAATTGCATCTGCTTTTCCTTGTTCGTAAAAGTGTTGTGCAATCTTATCAGAGTTCATAGCGGTATACAAAGCCTTGTGATAACTTTTAGTGTCATTAATGTTTCCTTCTTTATCCAGGAACTTCCCGAGGAAATTATTAATATCTGACTGTTTCTCTGCGATCTGTTCGTTGTTTTGCACAGTATATCTAAATCTTTTTTCACCAACATTGTATTCAAAACCTTTGAAATCGTTGTTAAATAAACTTTTAGTGTCCTGTTTGAAACGTTCATGACGCATCTTAGACTCATCTTCATTCTTCTTGTATCGGTTAAAAAAGTCATAAGCCTCTTGTTGTTCTTTGGTTACGCCGGGTCTCAACTTGATTTCGTCGTAATATTTACCTTTAAGATCTTCCAAGAAATTTCTTGCTTTTGCAACCTCTTCTTTAAATGCGAGTTTCTTTTTTCTAATGTCTCGCTCATCATCTAAATCTTCATCATAACTAAATTTATCCTCCATTAAGAATTCAATCTCTTCAAGGTCTAAATGTGGTCGTGATTTTTTATAATATTCTTTTATTAAAACTTCATTGTTTATTGAAGAATAATCAGTACTTAATCTAACATAATCCTCAACTGATCCGCCAGTTTCTTCCATAAAGGAAACTAGTTTCTCTATATTCTCCGGCAATGGTTTACCAGTATTTATTTGTTCTTGAATATGTTTTTCAGCCTGTGCTTCAATAATAGTAGCTTCTTCTTTTACTTCTTCGTCTGTAATTTCTTGAATAACATCTTCAGAGGTCCCTTCGTTTCTTTGCTCCATTTCATGCAATCCCACTTCGGATTGTTCTGAGCGTAACATGCTTTCATCTGTGCTTTGTTTTTGAACGGCATCTGTATCTGTATTTAAATTTGGTATTACTACTTTAGTAACTTCTGGCTCTGCTCTGTTTACTGCTAAATCTACTTTTGCAACTTTATCTTCTTGAGTTAAGCTTTTAGGTTTCCTTGGTTTTGAGATTTTAAAGTCTCCTTCTTGTTTTACAATTTCTGACATGATATGATAATATAAAATTAGTTAATAAGTATTGTTACATACCAAACATTCCGGCTAAATTGTCAGAGCCTTCAAAGTCTTTAGGTAATGCATTATTCTTTCTTTGATCTATTAATTCTGATTGCTGTGTGGCTTGTATTTTTGTTCTTTTATCTTTTCGATCTTCTGCTTCCGTTTGTAGTTGCATTTTGGTTTGTATTCCAGCTTGTGCTAATTGAAGATCATATTGGAATTGTTGTTCCATTATTTGCTGCTTAAATTGCATTTCAGCTTGCATCTTTTGCATTTCAAGTTGAGCTTTAGCTTTTTCTATATTTATAGTTTCCTGCGTTAATGCTTGATGCTTTTGAACTTCAAATAACGCCGCTTGTTGTGCAGTTTCTTGATTTGCTTGTGCTTGCGCTTGTATGTTTCGCATTTGCGATTCTTGAGCAGCTTTTTGTTTTTTATTCTTTCTTAATTTTAGCATTTGATTTGCTAATTTTAAGTTCTTTATTTGGCGGATATCGATAGCATCGTCTAAATCTATTCCACCGCTTTGTAGAGCAACTTGAATATTTTGTTCTAACATTGCTTTTTCTTCTTCGTCTGGTTCCAACTCTAAATATATACCAAAGTCATAAAGATTTAAATTTTTAATCTCTCTTAATGTAGAAGTATTATACGTAGTAATACTTTGCTCTAGCACTTTTGCTGTAAGCGGGTAATCCAAGCAATCTGCAATTCTAAGAGAAATATTTTCACACGTTCTAAGAGTTAAAAACATACTTGCCTGTACCAAATGCTTTGTAGCGGTATTTGATGCGTTTACGGCCATCTTTTGAAGCCCTACTAGTGCATCTCTATCTGGCATACTTCCATCACGCGCTTCATTAAGCCCAGTGACATCACGTATCATCTGTAAATAGTATTGATAAGTTTGTATAAGAGAAGCTATTTTTGCTTGTCCAGATGAACTACTTAATTCCTGAATTGGAACTCTAGCAATATTTTGACCACCATCTTGAGTTAAAGATCTACCAATTATACTACCGGTTTGGAAATACATATTTAATGCTTCCGCAGGATTATAATTTGTACCGTTACCTAAATCAATTTCGGCTAAACCATCAATATCTAAAAATACCCCATCAGGAATTACTTTAGACATTACTTGTTGTAGTTTTAAATGCGTCAATTGAATCATATCAGCAAATCCTGTAATCTTACTTACAGTTGAATCAATTCTTCCTTTATACATTCTAGGGGCACAAATAACATAATTCATTTCTACCTTAGTAGTATCTGCATAAGGTCTTGACATGTTTTCTGATAGCTTCCATTCCAACATGGTATTAGTACCCAGAATTTTAGCCCCGGTATAAAGCACTTCTATAGTTCTAGAAATTCTTTCAAAATTGTCATTTGGTGGTGGATTAAAATCGTCTGTTTTTTCAATAGCTTTTTCTAAACCATTATCACCGTATTTTATTTTAAACACTTGGTTCATATAAGTCTTGTATTCAAAATACATTACTTGAACGGTGTTCTCATCGTAATTTCCCCATCCTGTTATATACTGTCTGTTACCAGGCATTTGTTGTATTCTATACAACTCTTCATCAGATATGTGTGGAAATTCTTTTTTTAATTCTGGAATTGTAACTGCTTTAACTTCTCCAACATAATATATATCATCAAAGTTTGGATCTTCTGTATAAGAATAAACTAAATAAGCAGGATCTACATATTCAGTTTTTATTCCTTCGGTTACATTAAAGTTTGTTTTGCTACAAGCAATACCTAAAACAGTTAAATCGTAATTTAATCTTCTTCTAGTTAAATCCCATTTATTAGCAGCAAGTACATTATTGATTGCTTCTTCTTCGGCAATCTCAATAGACTGCTTATATGACAATTGCATATGTAAATCTAATTCCTCTTGGTTCTCCGGCAAAGCATCGGCAGATAACGGAGAAGCTGAAAAGTCTTGTCCTGTTACTCCGTTTGCTTTATTTAATAAATCCTGAGAATACATGTCTCTTAAGATAGACTGGGCGTAAGCTGTTCTATTTTTTAAAGATTCTTGATCTTGAGCATATGCTTTTATATCATAAGTCTTTTGAGACATTCCATTAACCACAATATCAACAAACTTAGATATAACCGGTACCGGCTTCCAATCTATATTAAGATAAGATAAATCACCATTGGTAGCTAATTCATCTTTATATTTTTGAACTGATTGTTCTCCTCTAGCATATAATCTTAATTGATGAAAATTATTCCAGTTGGATACATATCTATTTTGACTGGTTCTTCCTTGATCAAACCATTCTTGTTCTATAGCACGAGATACCTGTAATCCGTATTCTTCAGATGCCTTATCCGCATCACTAACAACCTGACTAGGAAAAGCGCTATTTGTATTTGTGTATATATTCATTTGTATATTTTTGATGAAGAACCTGTATTATCATATTTTTTAAACCCTAAATCATACACGGGTCTAACCAATGGCATTGTGGGTATATATCTATGCTTATTACACGCCATTATAGCTAATCCCGAACTAATAGAAGCATCATGTTTTGTTCTATCATTAATATTGAATCTAGCCCAGTCATTTAATGTTTTATTAAAATACATATCTCCATATCCATTTTCTTTTAACCCAACATAATCCTCTATATATGACTCTATTGCCGCAGCATGTGCTTGTTTTATATCTTCACTAGAGTTTGGTATTCCGCCAATATCTTTTTCTGTTATAGATAATTTATTCCATACTTTATCAGGTCTATTCATAGAGTAACCTCTATATCCTCTTCTTTTAAAATGGAACAACAATCTAGGTTTATTATTCTCTGCAAGTATAGGCATTCCATAAAATACACAAGCCATTAATACTTCTTCAAAGAAAATTTCCGCTGTTTGCGGTCTTGCAATATATTCTAAAAAGAAACTATTTGGAGGAACATCTTCCATTGAAAACTTGGTTAGTCCACTTAAAGCTCCGTTAGAACCTTTGCCGTCTACAGTCCCCGATATATCATAAGGGTCACAACCAAATGCACCACAATGCTCATTACCAGGGTATTTAAGACCGTTTTTTATTATAATATTATTTTGCAAATGTATTGGAGGAATCCATGAAACAAGAAACCTACCGTCTTTATTTGGATAGAATACAACTCTTGTATCTTGCATGCCGTTCTCCCATTGAAAACTTCCTCTGGTTAGAATGCTTGTATTTCTTAAATCCTCATTGTAATCTATTTGCTCGTATATTTTTGTAAGATTAAACAAAGATTGCTTTGCTTCATCCCTAAATGCGTGTTGTTCTGTTCTTGGAAATTGGCGGTAGTATTCATTTAATCCGTCTTGATCTGATTTTAAACCATCTACCTCATTTTGCCAATGCTCAATAACACCATATTCTATTTCGTTTCCGTCAACCCCTTTGATGGGTTTTTCTGGAGTATCGAATACAGGTAAGCCATAAGTATCAATGAATCCCTCGTAGGACCACTCCATAGGTATAAACAAACTATATAATCCTGAGCTAGTCTGTCCGTTGCGGTTTCTTTTTGTAACATCGGAATTATAATAAAGTTTTTTAAAGTTCTCCCCTCCTTTATCTAAGGCATTTGATGTTGAACCCATCATACATTTACCAATAATTTTACTACCTAATCTTAAGGTTGTTTTTGTAACCCTCCAGTTATTTAATATATTATCTGGTCTTTCCCATTTACCACTTTCATCATGTACCAAAAGTTTTAACTTTTCACCATCATAAGAGTTGTCTCCAGTGTTTTTCCAGTCGATCGTTGTATCGAGTCCTTCAAGTTCCTCTAATTTTTCATTAGAATCTAACTTTCGTCTTGTTAGTTTCGATGCTGGAATCCTATATGCAAGTTCTGTTTTAGGTCTATCCATACCATCCTGGATAGGTTTAAAAAAGAAAGGATAATTAATTGATATTGGAACTACCTTATCTGTAAACATCTTTTTAGCATCCGCTCCAGATTTAGATAATATACCAAACCTAGAATCGCTAGATATTGTAGCTAGATTAACTAATTCAGATGAAGACATAAAAGAAAATCCAGAACGTCTATTTTTTAAATAGCACATTCCATATGCCCTGCTATCTGCTTTACAAGCTTCCCAAAATATAAAGAACAATCTATTTGACTCTCTAAAATCCGGGGCACCTACGTCAATCTTACTCCACTGTAGGTACATATAATGTGTTCCTGTTATATATGTAGGTTTACCATTATTGTAAAAGAATAAACCCTCTTCTCTATATTTGAATTCATTATCAATGTAATCGTACCATCGATCTTTAAAAGTGTCTGTTTGTTTATTCCAATCAAACGTACTTTTAATTTTACTTATTTCTTTAGGGAAATCCATTTGTTCCCAATATTGCTCCTCTTTATTTTTAGATCTAGAGTAAACATTTTCTGCTAATGGTAATGCTATTTTTAAATTTTGGATTTCAAGTATTTCACCAATCTTTCCAGTCTTACTAATAACAACCATGTCATGAGCCTTATCATATCCATATTTCCATTTGTTAAGGCGGTTATTTTGTTTTATAACACTAGACTTTATATAGTCTGGTATTATTTTATATAGTGTTTGTTCGTACATTACTTAGATCTCCCTTCCGCAAAACCTTTAAACACTTTTACTTCTACTTCTTTGTCTCCTTCAATTAGTAATTTTTCTTCTTCTTCTATTCTACTTAAAATTTCAAAAGCATCAAATATTGCTAATTTTTTTGTTGCTGCAGCATTCTTTAATTTATCCGCAGATAAATCATCTTCTCCATTATCTAAAATAGCTTCTTCAGCAACCTTAATTAATTCAAGAACTGCTTTGTGCCCAGCTTGGATTATATTCTGCTTCGTTTCCTTTATATTCATATTTAATTACAATATCATTAGATTTCATACAATAAAGTCTTTGCCCGTCAACAATAAACTCAAACTCTCCATTAGGAGTATAACCAACAAGGTCTCCCTCGTTGATTTTAAGCGCTTTTAAAGAACTATTACCGTATTTTAATATACCAATAAGGCGTTGCTCTTTATCTAGCTTTAAATGATCAATATTTTTTAAAGGTTTAATAAAGCATCTATCACCAAATGACATCCATTCTTTATCTCTTTTATATAAATAAATTTGATCTATATCACAAAAATATAAATCATCTATAAAATATGATCTACTATTTTTTTGTTTACCCTTCATATCATAGAATCTTCTAAAAACATTATGGTGTATTACTACAAAATCTCCAACCTTAATGTCCGTTGAATAAGCTAGCGGGATTGAAACAACCTCCGCTAAATTATTCACTGATTTAAAACTTTCTATTTTTGTATTAAGTATTAGGTTTCCGCCTTCAACTTTAATTTCATTATCGTATCTATTCCCTAATGGTTTTACGATAAAACTAAATACACTGGTCATTAGTATTCTAAATCGTATTCTACAGATATTGCCATATTAGAATTAAATTTCTTCCAAGGCATTACTTCTTCTCCTTTTTTTATGTATATATTATATGAAGCATCAGTAGAATCTAATTTTATATAAACTATCTCATGGCCTCCATATACGGATTGACCAATAGAATAATGCATTGCTTCATTCTTATAATCAATACCAATACTTATTTTTCTAATAATGTGATCCATTACTTAGTTGCTTCTTCTGTGTCTTCTATTAAAGTATAAGACCCGTCTTCTAAATTAATATTAATTGCTCCGTATTCTTCTTGCAATTCATTCTTAAATTCTTCAGCAACTTTATTTACTTCAGCTACTTGATGCAATAAACTATGCTTTTGTGATTCTAGCAATCCAATATTTGTTAAAATATTTGCTAAATCTTTTTGATGCTTTAGAATTGTATTCAATTGCTCTTCTTTAATCTTTGTTGTTGTTTCCATTTGATTTGATTTAATTATTAATTATTATTATGACAATGTTAAAAGATATTTTAGCTTTGCTGTTTCCCCAGATAGTGATTGTGCAAGATTAGATATATCCCCAAACTTTGCAGCGTCTCCGTAAGCTTCTAAATCTTTTGAGAATTTCATTACTTGATCAGCAATTATCATTGCGTCCGCTTTTGAATCAATTGCTTCAATCTTTAATGACTGAATTCTTTTACCGGTATAACCCATTAGTTTTTCAACTATATCGTCTTTAAAATCCTGCAAGAAATCATAAAAATTTCCTGTAGCAGTATGTTCTGCAAAACTTCTAGTTTGCCAATGTATTAAATGGAATTGTTCATGAAAGAATGCTAATTTTCCTGCAATTTCTTCTGTTGTCATATTATTTTATTTTATTATTTATAC